TTGAACTATACAGAATTTCGGATTCATTTCTAGGTAATGATCCCAATTGACCATTCAATGGTAAATTTACATTTAAGTCTGGGGAAGAACTATTGGAATCAAAGGCCATTTTATTTGTATAAATAGTTAATGTATAACTATATTTATCATTCATGAATAAATTTCATAAGTCAAAATTCAAACCCAAAAATCCACATAAATATGTTGGGGATGTTAATAATATTATTGCTAGATCATCTTGGGAATCTGACTTTCTCAGATACTTAGATTTGAATGAATCGGTCATTCAATATGCATCAGAAGAAATATCTATTCCATATTTGAATCCATTAGATGGTAGAGTTCATAAGTATTATCCAGATATGCTAGTAAAGATGATAGACAAATCTGGTAATCAAGTTGTAAAGTTAATTGAAATTAAACCATATAAGCAGACTAAAATGCCAGTTGTACCAAAGCGAAAAACTAAGAGATATGATGAAGAGTGTGTAACTTATATCATCAATCAAGCTAAATGGGAAGCAGCCGAAAAATTCTGTCAAGATAAAAATTGGCAATTTCATAAATTAACTGAAAAAGAGTTATATAGAAAATGAGCTTGGATACATTTTTATCGTCGGTAAGATTAACTGATTTAGCTAGAAGTAATCGATTTATATTTACTGTTCTATTACCACCTAGATTGATTGGCAATAATTATAGTTTAGAAATAATGAGTTTGTATGCTAGTGAAGTATCCGGTGCATTATCTTGGAATGTTGCCACTAAAGGTCAATCGCAAAGTACCATTGCTTACAGTACCCCATACTCAGCCTTTAACGATGAATCTAGTGTAGTCGTTACATTTCTAATGGATGGTAATATGCACATTAGGCATCTATTTGATAACTGGGCAGAAATTACATACGATCCAGAAAAAGGTCAAGTAGAATATTATGATAATCTTAGAACCAGAGCTAGATTAGAATTATTAAATCAATCGGATATACCGATTTATGCATGGGAATTCTATGATGTTTTAATGGATCAAATAACACCATTAAATTTATCCAATGCAAATGAAAAGTTTATGGAACTTCCAATTACCTTTAAATATAGATATTGGAAAGCAGTTGAACCCACTCAAGTTCCACCAGTAGCGAGACAAGAAGAAAATGCATTGATGGAAATTTATCGGATAGCTAAACCATATCTTGCTGCAAGATTTCCACAAATTGGAAAGGCCGAGCAAACAGTATCAAATGTAAATTTAGGTTTGAGAACCCTATCATCGATCTTTGGATCTTAAGGAATATTAAATGGCAACTACAAATAGAACAGAATTGATTGAATATGCATTAAGAAAACTTGGTGCACCAGTCATTCAGATTAATGTTTCTACTGAACAATTGGAAGATAGACTGGATGAAGCATTAAGTTATTTTGTTGAATTCCATGATGAAGGTACTCAGAAAACATTTATACCAATAAAGGTAACTGGTTCTCATTTACAATTGACTACTAATGTTGCACCAGACTTTAAGACTAATGAAACGATTACTGGTTCAGTTTCAGGTGCAACTATGAAATTGTTTGATGTACCAGAAATCAATAAGTTAAGATCAAAAACATTTACCGGAACATTTATTGCAGGGGAAACGGTAACTGGTCCATCGACTTCAGGTGGAACCGCATCAGGTGTAATAGCAACCAATGGTATATTCATTGGGGATATTCAGAATAAATATTTAACTTTATCTGATAATGTAATTTCAGTAATTCGAGTATTGCCTTGGACGGGTGCTCATAGAAATAATACTAACTATATGTTTGATATCCAATATCAAATGATGGCCAATGATATATTTAAATCTGGTCAATATTTAGATATGAATTATTATTTCACTTTACAACAGCATCTATCTCTAATTGACTTTACATTAAATCCACGACCAAAGACTGAATTTAGTAGAATTCTAGGTACAGTAACTTTAAGTTCATCCTTTTGGAGTGCCATTGATCCAGATCAATTTGTAATGGTAGAAGGTCATGTATCGGTCAATGATGAAGCTAATTTAAAATTATATGATAATGCATGGTTAAAAAGATATTTAACTTCTATCATTAAAAAACAATGGGCAAGTAATATATCTAAATATCAGAATATCATACTTCCAGGTGGAGTGCAACTAAATGGTCAACAATTACATGAAGAAGCAGAATCGGAAATTGAGAAGTTAGAAGAACAATTAAAATCGACTTACAGAGAACCATTAAGTTTTTATGTTGGATAATTAAATGGCAACAAATTTATATATAAATTCCAAAGGTTATGCCAATGAACGTACATTGGTTCAGGATATAATTGAAGAAGCCATTCAGATAAGTGGATTTGATATTTATTATATTCCAAGGATCTATTCAAACTACGACAAAATCCTAGGCGAAGATACTAGATCAACTTTTGGAACTGCAATTGCCCTTGAAGCATATCTGGAAGATTTTTCTGGACCAAAGGGTAAATCTGAGATCCTGTCAAAATTTGGATTTGAGATTAGAGATTCCTATACCTTTTCAATCTCCCCTAGAAGATTTCGTGAAGAAGTTGCTAATAAAGGTATTGAAAATATTACATCAATTCCCAGAGAAGGGGATTTATTATTCATCGATCTAAAAGAAAATGAAGAGAATACCTTTATATTACTAGAAATTAAGTTCTTTGAAAATGAACAACCACATTACCAATTAGGTAGAGATAATTATTGGAAACTGGAAACAGAAATGTATAGATACTCTAATGAAGTATTTAATACTGGTATTCCTACATTAGACAATTACAGTAAAACCCTTGGTGTCGATTCAATGTTGTTTAGAATTACCCTTGAAAATGGTGTCGATATTACCACAGAAAATGGATTATACATTACTCTTGAAGATAATTCTTGGCACAATAGAATTCAGAATTCAGATAAAGAAGATAATGATCAATTACAAGAAGAAGCACTTGATATTGTTGATACATTCTCAGTAACAAATCCATTTGGAGATTTTTAATTGATTAATAATAATCCTTTCTATTGGGCAACTATCAGAAATACTATAGTAGCTTTTGGTAGCCTATTTTCAAATATTAGAACTCCTAAGAGAGATCCAGAAGGAACTATCATTAAGGATATTCGAGTACCAATATCATATGCTGGTAAAGAGAAATATATAAAGAGATTTGAGTCCGATAAGAATCAACTTCAGAATAATTTCAACCAAGTGGATCTACCAAGAATGTCCTTTGAGATGTTGAATATGGTTTATGACTCAGATAGAAAGCTATCAAGAAATCTACAATATGTTACTGATCCTGATGGAGTAACGTATGAAATGACTCCTAGTCCTTGGAATGTTAATTTAAAATTACATGTTTATACCAAGACTCAAGAAGATATGCTTCAAATCATAGAACAGATTCTACCATACTTCACACCAAATTACACAATAACTTTAAATGTAGTCCCTGAATTAGGTATAAAGCAAGATGTCCCATTCATTCTAAATTCAGTATCTCCCGATTCGGAATTATCTGATGACTATAAAGAGTATAGATATTTAATTAATTCTTTAGACTTTACTGCAAAAATTCATCTATTTGGTCCAAAGGGTACTACTGGAGTTATTAAAACAGTTGATATTGATCTGGATACATTTGGTAAATATGTTGTGCAAGTTACTCCAAGCACTGCGGGTAAATCTGATGTATATACGTTAACAGAGACATTAACAGAAAACTAAAATGATAATCAATAAAGAATGAACAATCATCATCCAGTGATGTTGCACGAACACAAGGACTATAATAAGAAAATCTTGTTCCATCAAGATTTTCAACAAGCATTGTAATTTTTGCAATTGCTTCCGATGGAAAAGAAATACCATAAACTCTTCCGGCAAGGTTTGTAACACCATACGAAAGATCAAATGGATTTAGGAATTTTGAATGTGTAATTTTAACAACATCGCCAATTTTAAGGCTTAATGCCTTGTTGCTGTTGGCAGTAAAT